ACTTTTTTATAGTCTATTGATTATTAAGCGAAAATAGTTGTTGACATACTGTTAAACAGCGTTCAGAATGTCTCCACGGTCGAAACCTGAAGACCGGATGAAAAACAGGAGACAACATGAATTGTAATTGTGCTGTTTACAAGTTCCCGCACCGTCCTGGTAGCGGTGGATGCAAAGTACCCAAGTGTTCAGAGTGTGAATTCGGTCGTGTAGAAAAAGACCCGTTCGGAACGGGCGATAAACGCTACACCGAAATCCACTGTTTAGCTCTTAAATGCCCGTGGGGGAAGGAATGACTGACAAACAAGCAACAGCTCTCGGTAGCTTCTGCGGATTGGCTCAGTTTATTAAAGACAATCCAAACGCAATCTACTGGACTAGCAATTTCATTCAAGAACGAATGATTCAAATCTTAAACGACTACAAGGAAGAACAATGCAAGCAATCGCAGCAGCTCTCGTAAAAGCGCAAAAGGAATTCGGGCCAGCACTCAAGACCGCGACTAACCCACACTTCCGGTCTAAGTATGCGGCTCTGGATGCCTGTGTCGAAGCGGTAATTGATGCTCTTAATAATAACGGTATATTCCTGATGCAATACACACATCCTTGTGAAGACGGTGTAACTGTAGAGACAATGTTTATACATGAGTCTGGTGAGCATATGTCTGGTGGGAAACTTCACGTTCCTGCCTCCAAACAAGATCCGCAGGGATACGGTAGTGCTTTGACCTATGCTCGTCGTTACTCGCTTCAAGCGGCCTGTGGTATCGCTCCTGAAGATGATGATGGTAACGCTGCCTCTAAGCCCAAACCGGAACCAAAGAAACCAGCCGCTGGAACTAGGGACAAAGAGACTTTGACGTTCATCCTGGAGTCCTGCGAAAACTTGGCTTCTATGCAAGCAGAATGGACAAAAATGACCCCTGACGAACGTCTGTTGGTAAATGACGTTAAAGACAGGCTCAAAGGAACCTTGAAATGAGAGAAAGAAACGAGTTTCAGGGTACTGGACAATGGCACTCAGAACGCACAGGGAAGCTCACAGCTTCTCGGATGAACGATGCCATGTCCTTCCTCAAGGGTAAGGCAGGTAAAGCTCCAGAGGAGTCTTCTAAGAGGTATGAATTGAAGAAGGAAATCCTCTTGGAGAGGCTGACAAATAACATCGTTTCCAAGTATGTAAATGATGCAATGCAACATGGAATTGAGACAGAGCCTTTAGCAAAGGAGACTTTTGAACAAAAGACAGGTATCCTTATTGAAGACGTAGGGTTTGTGAATCATCCGGTGATTGATAACTTTGGATGTTCTCCAGATGGTTTTACGTCAGACGGTGGGTTGATTGAAGTTAAATGTCCTACTGAAAAGACGATGCTGGAATATATCTTGAAGGATGAGATTCCAGAGAATCACAAGAAGCAGATGTGCGTTCAGGCTTTGTGTACCAAACGAGATTTCATTCACTTCGTTGCGTTTGATAACAGACTACCTGAAGACATGCAGTTGTTTCACAAGATTTACACTCCTAGTAAGGAGGAATTGAAGGAAGTAGAGTTAGCTGCGATCCAGTTCTTAGATGAAGTAGACGAGATGTTTTTCAAATTAACGCATAAATAGGAGTTTATATGGCATACGAAATGAAACCAGGCGAAGGATCGGCTTTTCTCAACGAGAAAAAAGAAGATTGGCACGCAGACTTTAGGGGTAAGGTAGTTCTCCCAGACGGTAAGGTTTGTTATTTGGATGTTTATAAAAAGACCGACCGTAACGGCAACCAGTTTGTGCGAATGAAAATCGGTAAAGAAGTTTCTAGTCGTACTGAAAGTGCGCCTAAAGTTAAAGACAACGGATCTGTAAACACTATGAAGGATGACATCCCGTGGTAAAACCTGAGATGAGAACAGACAGACTGAGAGACTATCTCAAAGTTTTGTGCGAGGAACTCGAAACCGCTGCGTCTATGATCGAAGACAAGACAGTTTCGGAGTATCTTAAAAAAATTGCTGAAACTTACAAAGGTAAACTTTATGAATGAGAAACTTCAAAAGTCTTTGAGTTATCTAAAGAGCCGGAATATCTACATTTTAGATAATGTATTTAAACCGACCAATTCGGCCTCTACTGATGTTTCTGTTACGTTCGCCAGGTATCGCAGGGAGGTATTGGATCAATCATTTCCTGCGGTTATTAGGAAGCGAAAATCTTAAATCTTCGGAGGTGGTTAAATGATTACCCCTGAACAACTACGCAACGCAGCGCGGTTTGGTCAGCATCTTCGGCCTGAGACATTGGAGTGGCTGGCGGATCAACTGATAAAACTTGCCGCCGAGGAGGAGAAGGTTAAAGAACTGCGGAAGGCGGCTGATAAATACAAGCCTCTGGTGGAGGCTGCTGAATACGCAAGAGAAGTATTAAAAGAACACTGGTTTATGAGCGTTGATGAAGAAAGCTACAACAATGACGATGTTATTGATGCAGACGAAAAATTAAAAGAGGCTCTTGAGGCACTAAATAAAGAGCAAATCTGAAAACTAAAAAATAATAATTTGGGCGGGTGGTGAAATTGGTAAACACAGCAGACTTAAAATCTGCCGCTAACGCTTGCCGGTTCGATTCCGGCTCCGCCCACCAAAAAGAAGCCCCTCACTCGGAGGGGCAAAACGGGAGGGCAACGAAGCTATGAAAATAGTACCAAAAAAAACGGTTCAGGACATTATAAAAGAACATTACACATCACAAGATAAACGAAACTACAGGGGCAAACCATGCTTGCTTATGGAACTGTGGACTACTTATGAAATGGGAGCTGAGATACCTGGAGATGGCGAAACTTGTATCGACTTGGAGCAAAGACCCGTCAACTAAAGTAGGAGCGGTAATTGTTGATTCAGACAATACTGTTATATCAGTAGGATTTAATGGTCTTCCAAGACGAATACAGGATACAGATCAAAGGCTAAACAACAGGGATATAAAGTTAAAGATGATCATTCATGCGGAGATTAACGCAATAATCACCGCAAAAAGACCGTTAAACGGCGCAACAATATACACCTATCCGTTTATGTCTTGCTCTCAATGTGCTGGCCTTATTATTCAATCAGGTATTTGTAGGCACATTTCCTATAAAACAAATAATGAGAGATGGAAGGATTCTTTTGATCTTGCTTTAGAGATGTTCGATGAGGCAAGAGTTATAGTTAATCTACTGGAGGAAAAATGAAGCTCTCTTATGAAGATATTGAAATAATCAGAGACACTCTTGTTTTATCAAGATTTTTAGATCCAGAACAAGCCAATACTTTGTGTGACATGGCTGCAAGGTGTCTTGATTTAGAGTATGAATTTACACCTGGATCACCTCACCACGGAACTCAAACGAATCCTCGTCAAACTTGAGAGCTAATTCTGGCTGTAAAAGGGTTCCATTTCTATAAGTTAAAACAGCGAACCCTGATTGCCAGTTAGTTTTCTTACCTTCGAGATAATTGACGAATTGTGGATCTCTCGATGAGTCCGCGGTCATACCATGACGTACAGCGTACCTGCGGCCCCTTCTATCGTCATAAGCCACAACGTCAGCCCTGTGGTCGTGTCCTGTAACGATATTCACACCAGACTTTAGGGTATTGTTATATCCGGCATGAATTCCGCCGTTTTCCCTATGTCTTATTTCTGTGTGACTTTGTTTACCTTCGTTTACGGTAACAAACCAAGCAGGTGTCCATTCAGGGATATGGTCTTTAAGGTGAACGCCTTTTAGATTCCGCAATTCAGGAAGATTGGCAGCAATGCGGCTTTCCATCCTTAAATCGTGATTTCCTGCTGTCCATATTCTTTTTGAGTTTGGAGATGCTTTTAGGATCTCACTAGACCTGTCTTGGACTGCTTCTATTTCCTCTGCGACAGAAGGTTTAGATTCCCATCCAATAGACGGAAATCTACTGATAGAACTTCCGTCAAAAGCATCGCCATTCCAGATAATTGCAAACGGTTTCATTTTATTCGCTAGGTAAACAAGCGCCCTGTGCATTACTGGGACGATACCAGGCCAATAATGTTGATCTCCAGCTACTAAAATAATGCCGTTTTTTACCTGCAATTTGACTTCAACACGATCTGCTGTAATAAGCATGGTTTGATCGTATTTTTTTCTGTGTAACTTATCAAAAGTAGGCAATGTAATCCTATATCTTTCCTCAATTCTCCTGCGTCTTGATCGTACATTGGGTTCTGCAACTTCTAAATACTTTGCGACTCCAGACGTTGATTTAAATTTATTCCAAATATCTATAAACTCTTTATCTGTACATTTTGGTTTCATATTCCGCCATTCCATCCCATTTCTTTGCAAACTATCTCAGCTAGAGCCTCAAAGTTCGCGTCATGTAAGTGATGATCGCAATCCGCGTTTTGTTCAAGCGCAGCATGGATCATTTCATGTGCGACTATCTTTAATACTTCTTCGATTGTTTTTGCTTTTTTATTTACTACAAGAATCTGGTCAGGCCAGTAATAAAGCCCCCAAAACTTATCCATGTTGAGAGCTTTAAACCTTACTTTAACAGGAAGACGTATGTCTTTGAAAGCAGTCTTTTTTAAAAGATTATAAGACGCTTTAATAGACTGTTCAGTAACAAGCATGTTACCCCATTAGGTATAAACTTCTCTCGTCTTTGCGTCTTTTAACTAAACCAGGCAGTTCCCGACCACCGGCTTTAGTCCACATCATAAACGAATCTGCTGCGCCATCAAAATCGCCTCGATTATGTTTCATCCTGATCGTAGACCTTTGTAAATTCCCAAGTCCTACGTTAAAACTAAAGGAAACCAGCGCATCAAAGCGAGACTGAGTAAGATAATTAGAACACAGTCTAAGAACACCCCCCTCAAAACGCTGTAAATCGTCTTTAAGCAGCTTGTCCACTTCATCTGGTGTCAGTACCCTATCCCAACCCTCCGGTATCGCCAGAGCCTTCCTATCCTCAAATTTGACGGATATATGCGATGGATCTATTACATGACCAACTCCAACAGTCCATAAAAGGGCCGGACAGCGATATGGTTTTAACTTAATACCCTCGTGATGCTTAATAACCCTAATGGCTTCAGGGCTTACGTTCATTTCTTATTGAACGCCTGGGTGCCGAACCAAAACGCAATGACGGAAGACCAGATGATCTGAGTTTCGTTATCCCAAAGCTGGTCTAGGACAACGGTAAACTCCACCCCATGTTTTAAGGCATAGAAGAATCCGGCAATCTCAACAAAGCAAAACAGCATGAAAAGACCGTAAGTAATCGCAGGACGGACTGAGGCGCGGAGATTGATAACCCATTGACTCGCACCTTTACCGATCTCAATATC